CCAGTACCGATAGTTACAGAAGCATTAGATTTTAATACCAATGTAGTATCATTGGTCACATGATCAACAATACCAATACACTTACCATCAGATGCTCTAAATAATGCAGCATTGGCAACAGTAAAATCAGTTATAAACAAAGTGCCAACACCAGTAACTGTGGTGCTAGAAGTTGATGTAGTAATAGTACCACCAGAAGAAGTGACACCAGCGTAAACTGTGGTATCAGTATTGTCAAACTGAACTTTAGATCCAGTAAACATTCCATGGTCACGATGCCACACACGAAGTTTATTAGTTCCCGAAACAGTTTCAAAAGGATCTATATCAATAACTGGAGATGTAAGTACATCATTTGTAAATACAACACTACCAGTTACAAGAGTGTCAAAGTTCGCACGATAGAGTGTAAACTTCAAATCTTGATCTTGATTAGCTGTCCAAGTAGAAGCATTCTGTGACTTGAATAGAACACCAGCATATGGTTGTTCAGAAATAGTTCTTGAAGAAGCTGGGATAATATCACCCATCTGACTAATCCAAACTTTATAGTTATTTGAGTCAGATGCTAGAACGATACAATACTCTTGACCATCCTGAACATAAACAGGAGATGGGAAAGTGAATGTAGTTGGCGTATCATAACTTGGATAATTAGATCCAGATCCATCAGTCATAGCAACTGTTGTGCCTGAAATATTAACCTGACTTGAATTTAAAGTAACTTCAGAGAAAGGAAGTATACGCTTACCTGGATATCCATTCACAACATCACGAATTTGCAGAGTTACAGGAAGGCTAGTATCTTTAGTTGCAAAGAAAATATCAACTTTACTTAAGAATGCACCACCTGGATTTTTAACTAAGAAAGTTTGTGCCAGTGGATCATACCAACCAGTATCTTTAGCAACACGTTCAATAGTACGAGAAACCGTATCATTTTCATTAACAATCTCTTGAATAATATGAGCATTGCGAATAGAAAGAACAGTTTGTTGTTTTGTCTCTAGAATACCAGTTGCTTCATATTGAGTCTTAGCAGAAGATGACTGTTGACCAGTAACAGTGCTTACGTCAAGTAGTTTAAATTCACGAGTACCAGTTCTGAAGTTAATAGAACTTGTATTTGGAATATGATAGATGAAGTTTAGATCACCGATAGAATTTGTTATAAGAGCAGCACCCTGAGACTTATTATTCTCCTTGACAGTTAAAGTACCAACAGCACCAGAGATTGAGCCAGAGATTTGTTCACTAATAGTAAATGTACCCTTAATATTCAATACATGTAATTTTCTAGTAACCCCATTATATTCTTTTCCAACTACAACTGCTGTTGCTCCTGAAGAAGCACCAGTAATTACATCTCCAACATTCAAACACATATTACCTGTATCATCTGCAGTTAAAACACCAGAGATATCTGTAATAATACGAGCAGTTTCAGATGATAGGCTACCAGAATTTTTTGCTATTTCAAAATCCGTAGAAGTTGAAGATGGTAAAGTATATGTAAAATATGAAGATGGAGTGCAGTAAGAATTTACACCAATATTATCGAAGTATGGGTAGAAAGTAGTATTTGGTTTTAGTTTCTTGACCTGAACCAGAATATTACGGCTACGGATATAAGGAATCAATGCAGTCGAGATAACTTTGTCATCAATAACTTGTCGTTCCATTTGAACAGCAAGAGTTGATTTAACACCAGTTCTAGATCTAGTCCCAGTTTGGGCTGATTGGGAAACATAAACCTGACGTGCTGGACCACCTGCACCTGCAGTACCGAAACGATTATTAAATTCGTCTACGTTAATATATGTGGCACCTTCATTAAGAGCACGTTGATTTGCCCAATTAGAACCAGTAGTATATTGAATCAGAGATCCACCAGTTGGAACTGGTTGACCGATCCAGTTAACCTGCCATGCATTCCAAATAGTTCCAAGAATACCAGCCTCTGTTGCAAGAGCAGCAATAGTATTGAAGTTACCTTCTACGTTACGCACGATATCTGGTGCACGATTAACTTCAAACCAGTCATCTGATGATGGGTTCAAACGAATATCACCAAGGAACGTAAAGATAGCAAATGGGTTAATGTTTTCTAGACGAGAAGCATATTGTTGAGTAACCAATGGTACATGTGGTGTTGAAGAATTTAGTGGTAGTGTGATCACATCACCATAAACTTTATATCCAGCATTTGTACGATCTATATCATTTGATAAACTCTCAATAAGGTTTACGTTGTCCATCACGAAGAATGGACGAAGCTCACCATTCTGCATATCAACTGAACATAGGTAATCTGGAGATAATACATTACCAACATTATGGCCATTAAATGCATCTACAACGAAACCATTTTTAAATCTATCAAGACCATTAGAGTCTGTGACAGTAAGACTTTTGGTTTCTTGCTCCAACAAAGTTAGAGAAGTATAGTACTCTAGATTATCAATACGTTTTTCAAGTTTGCCGATATCACGCATTGTGTATCTTCTGTTATCTACCTGATCAATAACGATATTGGCATTTGAAGTTCCCAACGTATATGGTTCAAGAGTAAGTTTATAAAGAACCATTCCCATAGATGGATCACTTGGCTCTGTTGGAACTAAAGCAGAAACTCCAGAAATATCAAAGAATGTTCCATCAGATGAAATTGCTATCTTATCTTTACGAGATAGGTAGTAAGAATAATCAACAGTAATATCCTGTCCACGTTTAGGTGGCATCGCAAAAGATGAACCCGATCCCGAGAATGTTGTTCCAGCATCACTAATACGTGGTCTAAAGTCTAAAACATCACGTAATGATACGCCATTGTATGATGGAATATCTTTAATTGAAATAGTTGATGGATATGAATTTGTGGTAAAATAATCACCAGAAGAATGAGTAAAATACTCAAATGTAACTGAAATAGGCGCAGATGGTGGAGAATATGAATACTTCAATAATAAACGACCAAGATCATAGTGAGTATCTCTTTGACCATTATCGAAATCATAGCGATCAAAAATGTCAATAGTATAAGATCCTGTTGGTGAAGCAAAAGATCCAGTATCCATATAGATGGATTTAATTCTTAATATATCTGCTTTACCAAGCGACAGGATTGCTTTAGTAGCAGCTGCCTGAGTGGTATATGTTTGTGTTTGAGTAGCAAGAGTCTTAGTCTTTTCACCACCATCAGAACCAATTTTCTTAATTGTAGCCATGACAATAAAGTTAGTTGATGCGTATGAAGATGGTAATGTAAAGGTGATAGATGAAGAACCACCAGCACTAATAGAATTTGGAAGAACAACAGTACCTCCAGAAGTGACATCATACCATACTACAATATAATTATCAGTTTCAGTAGAATCTGCAAAAACACCAGAACTGGTGTTAATAGTTAAAGTACAAACCCCACCAGAAATTGATGTTGATGTTCCGCTAATATATTGCATTCCATAGTATATAATTTTCTTAGTTGAACTTGCATCACGTACTGATTTAATAGCATAATTTGGAAGAGGGTAGATCAGTTTATTATTTTGTGGCTCTTGGATTTTAGTTGACACCAAGTAAATAATATCACCATCAGCAGTAACTGAAGAATCTACTACAATAGTCCCGTTATTTGTAATAGTTGTAACTCTACGAACATTGGTAGAAGTATTTGGACCAATACGAATGTAATCACCAACCTTCAATGCTGGGCTAGATGAAGTACCACCCTGCCATGCAGAACCAATACCAACTAGAGTAGTAGAAGCACCTTTGGTTGGATACGAAGAATATGTTGTTGCAGAGCCAACTAATTGAGTAACAATTGAATTGATGTCAGCAGTAAAGTTTAGGTTTGAATCAGAACGGCTATAGTATAGTGATTTAACATCTCTATTGAAATCATATCCACTCGACATTGTTATGTCAAACAGATAAATTTTATAAACAGCACTCGTGGTACCCAATGTACCACTATCCCATTCAATACCACGAACACGTGCAGTACCAACTGCAGTTGCACCAGTTGGGGCAACACCTACAGAAGAAGTAAATCTGTTATAAAGGGTAATTATTGGCATACCACTTGTTGAGTCAAATGGTGGCAACGAATTAATATTGGCAATATATAAAAAATTACCAAGAGGTGCATTTAAATATGTGTTGGTTGTTTGAACGAAATCACGTGCTTTTGGAACGGTAACATATTCAGTGGCGATCTTTTCGATCTCATATCCCTGAACATATGCTTTACCTGGCTCCATACCAATAGCAAGTTTTGCTTCGTCACCACCATTTTCTGGTGTATAAATACCACGATTATAGAATGGTGTTAAATTAAATTCCCAGTTGATACCAGTTGATGAAGCACCATCATATGATGTTCCAGTAGTATGTGTTGGTGGGATATTTACAGAAGTTGAAGAATTTTTAGCAACGTAAATATTGCTTCCATATGTAACTACATCACCAATTAAATACGCTTTACCTGCTGTCCAAGTACCACGATTATTATCTCTATGTTCACGAATATCAATCTTAAATGATTTCGTTGTGTAGTCACCAGACTCATCATATGTACGACGAGCGAGGGTTTTCTCAATTTCAGCATATGCTGTTTTAGTAACTTCACGTTTAACCTGCCCAGCATTTGTTGAAAGAAGTTCAATAAAGTTTACATCGTCAGTAGAATCTGGTGCAACTTTAGTAAGAACTAAATCAATAAAGTAACGATGTGCACCTGGAGCAGCATAGTTATAACTATTCTGCGCATTATCAAGTAATGATTCATAACCAGTATCTTCTGGTGTAACTTTACTTTCAACAATAGTTAAACCAACTCTATATGATGGCGTATTAGTATACTTATCCAAAATAACAGTTTGAGCATCACACAGAACAAAAAATCCATTAACGTAGTACACACCACGTTCAATAGTTGCTGATGAGCCATAACCAGTTGCTGCAGATGATTGAACTGTTACCGTATATGCATTATCAGATGTAGTTAGAATTTCACCACCTGCAAATACCTTTGTTGTAGTATCATTTGCGCTGGAAGTATAACGAACAAAAAGCGTAGTAGGATCTACACCATCTGCATTTGATATTGCAATAATCTGAGCAGTAATACCATTGGCACCAGCTAAATTCTTACCAGCTAAACTAGCAATGAAAGTTTCGGTTACATCACCTGCAGAGTTAAACGCATCTAGTTTTACATAACTGAGTTTTGTATCCAGAGATATTTGTCCAGGAATAACCATTGCACCCTGTGCGAATACATGGTCTCCATGACGCTTGATCTGATTTTGCAGGATTGATTGAAGCTGAGTTAATTCTCTAGCCTGAACAGCATAACTTGGACGAAATAAAATTCTGTGGAATTTATTATTTTCGTCAAAATCATCATTATATGGTTCGGTATTAAAATCTAACATTGTGAACTTTATCCTGTAAGTAATCTCTATTATTTATTAGAACTTAATAACAGTTCTAAGGGTAACTGTCTCATCTGCAGTTGGGGTGAACGCTTGTTTGTTATCAATGAATAACAGATCACCTGAATATTTATCTATTGTTGGAGGAGTAACATTATTCACGGTAAACACATTATTACCTCTTGAAAAATTAGCACCAGATTTAATTAATGCATTATCCAGTGATTGAACTAGTAATGCTGAACCAGTGTTTGTTACAATTCTAAATCTATTAGCACTATCATCTGTAATAATGGAATCAACTGGGAATAGTGTTACATTTGCAGAACCAGAAATAACCCAACATGCTGAAGCTAGAACTGAAGACAATGGATTTGTATTTCCATACTGACGTGGTGATTTAATAATTCCAAGCTGTCGATAGTCATTATTTACATCAAATCCCTGATTTCTATCTTGGGATATGTTGCTGTAGAACATCAAAGTTTTCGCAAATAAATTGTTAAGTGCTTCTTTACCAAATCCACCATATGGACCAATAATAGCACGAGCCTTTGCTCCATAACCAGTACCAGTAATAGTAACAGTTGCCCAACGATAACCAGAACCATAATTAGTCATATTTATTTTCTGAACAGCACCATTACTGATAGTTGCAGTTGCAGTTGCACCACTTCCATCTCCTATAATAGTAATTGTAGGAGAACCACCATATCCCCATCCACCAGAAATAAGTGGGCAGTTCATAATACGACCATCTACAGTAAGCAATTCAATATTTGCCTGTAAAGTGTTAACATCTCCAGGAGATAGATCAGCAGTGATAGCTGCTCCAGATCCATCACCAGTTACATTTAAATTAGCATATGTATATCCAACACCTGGATCATCTACTTGCACACCAATCAATTCACCAAAAAGTCCCTCAAAATATAGTGCAGTACTACCATTACTTAGAGTTGATTCAGTATGAGAAGGTGCAGTAATTCCACTTGTACCAGCAGTTGTAACTGTATATAATCTATTGCTATACCAAACTTTTAATCCAAGAGTATAAGCAGTACTTGCTTGCCACTGTTGTCCAAGATTATCTGATGCAAAAATTGGAATTAACGAAGCCTCAGTTTTAACCCCAGTAAAATATCCTGTTGCCCCAGTACCAGAAAGAGAGGAGAATGTAATTGCAGGATATGCAGAATATCCAGCACCATATTTAATAGAAGCAATCGCTGTAGCTTCTGTTCCTGCATAGGTTAAGGTTGCTGGTGCGCCAAGATATAATAGTGCAGCAGTTCCATTAGTTACAGTTCCCGTAGTATGCGTCGGAGTTGTACCAGAAGAAGTTGTTCCAGCAGTAGTTACTTTATATAA